GCAAAAGCATACCAAGAACTTTTTACCTCACGCACTTTTTACACAACTGCGTGATAATGTATTAAATCGTGTAGACTATATTCTATCTCAAGAGGCAGGACTTTACAGTGACAAATACAGAGTTGCTGGTAGAGTTGATTGTATTGCCGAGTTTGATGGTGTATTGTCTATTATTGATTTTAAGACATCTACTAATCCACGCAAAGATGAATATAATGAATCTTATTATATCCAAACGGCTGCGTATGCAGAGATGTTTGAAGAACGCACAGGAATTGAAATCAACCAGATTTGTATTCTTGTTGTTACACAAGATGGCGAAGTCCAAGAGTTTGTAAAAGATAAAAAAGAATATCTACCTCGTTTGGTTGAAACTATTGCTGAATGGGAATCACAAAACAAAAAAGTCATTGATAAAGTTGCGGTCTAAGATTATCAATAACTATAATATATTACGGAGAATAAATGATTTCTTTATTATTAATTCCCTTTACCAGCTTCTTTCTTATGATGGTTATGCTAAGCACATACGGAGAGATTATAGAAAATAAAAATGGACTTGAAGAATATTGGATTATAGTATATTTACAAGTTTTATTTTGGATAGCAAAAAGTTCATGTTGGTATTGTTGTCCATCATATGCAAAATGCGAAAAACATAAAGAGAAAACCCATTGACACAGAGGGACTTTTGTGTTATTATTAATAGTAATAAAAGGATAGCTTATGCTACAAATGCAAACACCTAAATCATTTTCACTAGAAATTGAAAAGGTTGCCTTAGAAAAAAGGATAACTCATATGGATGCCGTAGTTTGGTATTGTCAGAAAAACGAGATAGAACCCGAAACTGTGGGTAGACTAATCACTAAGGGCCTCAAAGAGAAAATTGAGGCAAATGCAAGAGATTTAAATTTCTTGGTCGAAAAATCAGCACAACTACCGATATAGGAGATATGGTAATGAACATTGGTGAAGTTAAAAATGCTTTTGGGGTCTTAGAAGGTATGCAAATCAAAAAACCTGACACAAAGACAAAAGATAGAATAAAACAATTAGAATATGAATGTGCTGAACTGCAAAGGGAAAATGTACAGCTAACAGAACGATGCAAAAAACTTGCAAGTCGTATTCCAGAATGGCCAAAGGGTTATCGTCCTACTCGCAAAGCCTTTGGTGGAGAAAAACGAAATGAACGTAGAACCCATTGATATAATGGGAACAACGGTGAATAGACATCTAGTTTACGGAAACGGAGAGTCTCGCCCCAGAGAACCAATTACAGGTGATGGATTTACTAGTTGGGGGTGTAATGCAATTTATCGTCATTTTACTGTTGACAATCTGGTTGCAGTAGACTATAATATGCAACAAGAGATATACCACTCAGGGTATGCTCTTAAAAATAAATCTTGGTTTACTGATTGGAGTATTCTACCAGACTTTGATGCAAATCTAATGAAAATGGGTTGGGCTGATACTGATGGTGAAATCTTTGAAACTGAAAAACACTTTAAAACAGATTGCGTAATTCAAGGTAAAACAAGAGAACTAGTTGAAAGCAATATTCTTCAAGCAATGTCACAAAATTCAAATTTAGTTGAACAGGATTTAAGACAGAAGATGGAAAAGGATATTGGATTATACATTACTTGGGTTGATAAAAAAGACCAAGTAAATGAGATAGGCTATCCTAGAGGATGGTCTGCTGGGAATACTGCACTATATCTTGCTTGCAAGAGTGGTGCAGAGGAAGTGTATATGTTAGGTTTTGATGGAAGTCATTATTCAAAACCAATAAATAACATATACAAGGGTAGTAAGAATTATCTACCCGAAGGAAGTCGTGGATTTAACACGATTAACTGGGACTACCAATTTAGAATGGTGCAAAGGGATTTTCCTAATGTAAAATTTTATAAAGTAGGAACAGATTTAACATACGATGATTTATACAAAAACATACGTTAACATAAGGAGACTTAAATGTCACTAGACGCACTAAAGAGAAGTAATTCTCTAGATAAGTTACTTGGCGAAGTACAAAAGCAAAACGCACCTCAAGAAAAGAAGTCCTACAAGGATGACAGACTGTGGAAACCTGAACTAGATAAGTCTGGTAATGGTTATGCAGTAATTCGTTTCTTACCAGCAGTTGAAGGTGAAGATATGCCTTGGGCAAAGGTTTGGAATCACGCATTTCAAGGCCCTACAGGTCAATGGTATATTGAAAACTCTTTAACCACTGTTGGACAGAAAGACCCTGTTTCTGAAATGAACTCTCAGTATTGGAATACAGGTATTGAATCTGACAAAGAAATCGCCCGTAAACAGAAAAGAAAGTTGCAATACTTCTCTAACATATATGTTGTTTCTGACAGCAAACACCCAGAGAATGAAGGTAAAGTCTTCTTGTTCCGTTACGGTAAGAAAATCTTTGATAAGATTATGGCTTCAATGCAACCAGAGTTTGAAGATGAAACACCAGTAAACCCATTTGATTTTTGGGAAGGTGCTAACTTTAAACTGAAGATTCGTAAGGTTGCTGGGTTCTGGAACTATGACTCATCTGAGTTTGAGAAACCATCTGCACTATTTGATAATGATGCTCAGATTGAAGGTATATGGGGACAACAATATGCTCTTGCAGAACATACTGCTCCAACCAACTTCAAGTCTTATGAAGAACTAAAGACTCGTCTTGATGCTGTTCTTTCTGGTTCTGTTACTATTGGTAATGTAGCTGAGAAGATGTCAGACGAACCTGTAGCTGATTCTGTGGTAAGTACTAAGCCAGTGGATAATACTCCACCGAGTGCAGTAGATTCCTCAGATGATGATACTATGGATTACTTTAAAAAACTTGCTGGATAAAGGTAAAATGTAGTAGATTAAGAGGTAGGAGAAATCCTACCTCTTTTTTTTATATAGCGTAAGATGATGCTCTTTGGAAGATTGGGTCTGGATTACCAATATAAGACACAGTAGATGAATTGTTAGTTGTATTGGTAGATGAAGTGACATTGTTTGGAGCCACAACAATTGATGTACTACCACCACCATTACCACCACTACCACCTTTCATCATTTCTGCGGTTCTTTGTGCGTTAACTATCTGGCCTGGCTGGTTAGGAACAAATAACTCTTGACCTCTTTCACCAACTACATATGGTTGTCCTGCTCCAACTGAGCCACCTTCTGCCCTTCCTTCAAGTGGTTGATCTTTAGAATCATCACCCATTCCAAACATACTCATTAATTTTCCAACGCCGGGAATTCCCTTCAGAAAACTTTTGTAGTCAAAGGTAAATATATCAGAGAAGAATTTTCCTATCGCATCAAACAGACTTTTTATACCATCAGCTATAAATTGAATAGGATCAAGTTTTCCAACTTTTGCTTTAAAGTCATCAAATCCAAATAAACCAGCAACAAAACCGACTAGTTTGAGAACCAAATCAGGTATAAATCCTAGAATAAATCCCATAAATTTAGCTATACCGACTTTAAGTGCTTCACCAACACTACCAGTTTCTTCCAGAGTCTTTTGAAAATCAGTAAATGCAGATTTAAGAGCCAAGATAACTACAGCAATTCCAGCTGCAATTGCTATAATCGGTAAAAGTGGAATTATCATGGCTCCAAAGGATGCAGCCATCGCAATCACAGCAGGTAGAAAAGCTACTAAAGCTTTAATCTTCATCATAAGAAATTGTGCTGCTGTACGCGCCATGGTTTTTCCAGTAGCCAACATGCTTGATACCATCCCACTCAAAGCAGGTAAGTATTTCTTTGTCAGAGCAATCTGTTGAGCAATATAGAACGCTTTTATGGCCTTAAGCGCTGTTGTAATAGCTACTATAAACTTTATAATTTTAAATATTGCAAACAGACCTACCACAACACCCAATCCAATTAATATTTTATCTAAATTATCAATAATAGTTTTAAACATATCGCTTTGTACGAAAAGCCCAAAAGCAATCAAAGCTCCAGCAAAAAGTGTTCCTTTAACTAATGCCATAAAACCCTTACCAGCACCTTTAAGTTTTTCTTTTGCGTTCTCTTTCAAACCCATAATACCGCTTGATATTTTCTCAAGTAAAGTTAGGTTATTTTTGTTGAGTTGGTCACGTTCTTTTTTCAGTTCTTCTTCTTTGCCTTTCGCAAGTCCACCTGCATTTAATCTAGCATCAATTTCTTGTATCTGCAAATCTTTTGTTGCCTCTTGATATTTTTTGTTATCTTCAGCAATACCACCTTGAGCTTCAATGCTTTCCTTCATGGCTTCAAGCACTTGTTTTTGGTCATTTATAGCTGTAACAGCATCACTTTTTGCTGTTTTTGCGATATTAAGTTTTTCCAGATTTATTTTTGATTCCTGTATTTTAATGTCTAGTGCATCTTTTTCAAACTTTGCGGCCTTAGTAAACACTGGTTTAAATTCAGCACTTTGTTTTTCCAATTCATTTAATTCTTCAACTAGCAGTTGGAAATCAAGTGCTTGCTTAGCATCAGAAATTTTATTCTCCTTCGTCATTACATTAATTAAATCTTGAATGTTTTTTTCTGCCATTGAGATTTACCTTATTTCTTTTTAGCGTATGCTTGTGTTCCAAAGAACGCAGCAACTATACCAGCAACAGCAACAAAATATGTTGGAGCCATACTACCTAGTGTTTTTTGTGCTTCATCTAATCCTATCAATGATGCAAGTACTACTGCGAATGGATATAGTAACAATCCAAATAAAGCAAACCATGTCATTTGCCTTTGAGCATCTCTCATTGCATCATTATCCTCAAGTTCTTTTCTCTTGAACTCTAGGAACATTGCATGTTCTTCATCTGAAACTTTACCATCCCCATTTGTATCTGCTGGATGGTGACTTTTTACTTCTTTAGTCATCACACTTATCCTCTCTGCTCTTGTTTCATTCTCTTGTTTTCTTCCTCAATATGTTGCATCAACAAATTAAGGTATATTTCTCTTTCCCACGGCATCATATTATCTAATTCTGTTAAACTATATTTATGGTGTTGCATCAGTGCAAAGTTAGTTTTATAGTAATTATGTAGGCTATCGTGGGATAGCCCTACCCTAAAAAACTTTCCAAACCCTCCAAAAGAATCTCATTCTTTTTCTTTGTCTTTGGATTGGTCACTTTAACTACATGACGCAATTTGGGCATAGTGTTAAAAAACTGTGTTATCTTTTCAAACTGTTCGTTTGTAAATTGTTCAATAAAATCTGAAATTTCCTTATCTTTTATGTCTATTCTTTGAAAAACATCATCACCGCTGTGAATTGAATCAATACAACATTCTAAAAAATGAAATGTTTTTTCAGAATCTCCAGCACTTGCTTTTACATTTTGCAAATCATTTAGGAGTGGGTATCTAAAAACTATCTTAATGTCTTCGTTAATTTGAATTTCATTTGAATGGTCATCTTGTACTTGACATTCAACATCTTCTAGATTTAGTTCATATGGAACTGTTGTTTTACCATCGTCTGGACATATCAAATTTAATTTGACCTTTTCTCCAACAGATTTTCCTCTAATTCTTAAAAATAAATATTCAATATCAAACATGGGAGCAGACTTTGCATTAACTTTACCAAAGGTACATGAGTTAACTAATTCTCCCATTGCGTTTGCAATTTGTTTTTCTTCACCAGATTCTTGAGCTATCAGTAATAGTTTTTGTTCTTTTACTAAAAATGGTCTGTATTTTAAAATCTCACCTGTTGAGGGTAATTCCAATTCATAGGTTGGGGTATTGAGTTTTGGTAATGCCATAATTTTTCATCCTTAAATTTTAATTTTATAGTCGGCGTAGTACTGCTGGTAAGTTTGCAGTAATAGACCTTGATACAGTACTTACAGCATTTTCTGCTACTCTGTTTAATAGAGGTTTGTGTACTGGATTTGCTTCATCTTCCATATTTTCCCAAAAACGATAAGCAAAAGTAATTGATACAGTTTGATAACTAGCACCATTTGCATATGAAAGTGGTTGTTCAGTAATAGCTTTAGGAAAACACTCTCTTAGTCTGACACCATATCTTCTGTTGTCTTGTTCGTCTAAAGCAACGATATCAAGTTCACCAGTATAATCATCATAGTAACCCAGAGAAAAGTCTTGTTGGTTAAATGTAAGTCCTTGCCATGTTTCAAAGTATAACTTTTCTCTCATATCAGAAGAACATTGAAATGTAGCAGTAATGTCTGGGAAACTGTAACCAGTTACAAGTTCTCTTTCAGGGCCATACAGATTTGAATCTGGTGTGGTGTCCATATTCCGGCCGGGAAATGCTATTGCTTCACATCTTAAA